GAGAAAATTTTCTTACTGAAAGTGGAGTATATAAACTAATATTTAAATCTAAAAAAGAAGAAGCTGAGAAATTTCAAGATTGGGTTACTGATGAAGTTTTACCAAGTATAAGAAAAACTGGTGGTTATATACATACAACAGAAGATATGTCAGATGATGAAATAATGGCAAGAGCATTACAAGTGGCTCAAAAGACAATAGAAAAGAAAAGCAGAGAAATAGAAGAAAAGGATAAGGTAATTCAGCTACAACAACCAAAAGTACTTTTTGCTGATGCAGTAGCATCATCAGATGATTCTATATTAGTTGGAGAACTTGCAAAACTACTTAAGCAAAATGGTATTGATACAGGCGAGAAAAGATTATTCGCATGGCTTAGAGATAATGGCTACTTAATAAAACGTAAAGGTGAGGATTATAATACACCAACCCAAAAGAGTGTTGACTTAAAAATAATGGAAACTAAAAAAAGAGCAATATATAACCCTGACGGAAGTACAAAGATTACTAAAACACCAAAAGTAACAGGCAAAGGTCAAATATACTTTGTCAACAAATTGAAATCAGTAAATCAAATATCAATGTTAAGTTAAATAAAACAATTACTTTGAAAACTAAATACAGAATATTTTAAAGGAGCAAGTATATGAGAAATAAAGAAAAAGAGGCTATTACAAATAGTAATAGTGCTAAGAAGGTGATTGAATTGAAACACGAGCAAACAACGCTTCGTATACCAGAGGACTTGTACAAAGCGTTGATAGATTTAAGTAGGGAAATCGGAATGCCTATTGCATCTATTGTAATAATTGCGTGTTGGTTGTATATATCAAAGATAAATTAACCAATGAGATATGCAAAATGAATGCACAGCATTATTTATTAGAGAATTGACTGATAAATTATTTTCTTTAGCTGTTTTCTCTAGTAACTCTTTTAGAACACTAGGAATCCTAAGAGTAGAACGAACAGTATCATCACTTTTATACGAGACTGATTTAAGTTCATTAACTTTTGAATTTCTAATAATGTCATTAATAGCGTATAGAATAAGCGAAGATTTAAGAATACCTGTTTGGCAAGAAATTTTTTCTAAATTTTCATTTAATGGTGTATATATTCTTACAGTGATAGTAGTCATTTTGACACCTCCTTAATGACATTATACAAAAAATATTTAAAAAAGTCTTGACAGTAAATCAGTGTCGCAATATAATGGATGTAGACAGTAAAACAGTGTCATAATGAAGGGAGGAATAAGAATGGAAAAAATAAGAATGACTGTAAGGCTCGTCCCAAAATTAAATCAATATGTACAGAATATAGCCAAAGAATGTGGAAAAAGTAAAAATTCTATTATTGTGGATGCATGTTGGGAGTTTATTGAGAAAATAAAAAAAGAAAATAAATTCAATGTAGAAAGCGAGGAATAAATATGAATAATCTACAGATATTTGAAAAGATGGAGTTTGGACAAATAAGAATGGTTGAGGTTGATGGTAAACCGTATTTTGTAGCAACAGATATAGCAAAAGCTCTTGGTTACTCTAATACTAGAGATGCAGTTAAGAAACATTGTAAGTGGGTAGCGAAACGCGACATACCCCATCCACAAAGCAATTCTAAAGTTTTGAAGGTAAATATTATACCAGAAGGTGATATGTATAGACTTATCTCTAATAGTGAATTACCAAACGCAGAAAAGTTTGAGAGTTGGGTATTTGATGAAGTGCTTCCAACTATTCGACAAACTGGTCAATATCAAGCACAACAGCATGTAATAACAGAACTTACAGGAACTATAGGAGACTTAAAAGGAACAATAAAAGAATATAAAAAGTTGTGTAAGATAACTTGCTCTAAGAAACAACAGTATTCTAAATACATAAAGAATAGACTGGATATAGACAAAGCTAATAAAGAATACAACCAAGTGAAAGCGAGATTATTCCTAATTCTTGGAGTTGAGAAATGGGAAGATATAGACTTCGATACATCTAATAATTTAATACAGATTATAGATGATTGTATAAAGGTTATAAAGTCAGAAAGACCATATAAGCAGTTGAGTTATTTTGAAAACTAAATACAGAATATTTTGAAAAGGAGTGGTTAAATTGAATAAAGAAAAAATGGCAGAATTTTATTCTTCAAAATGGAGAATAAACCTTCTTATAGACACACAAAAAGATTTAGCATATTCACTATCTGATGTAAAAGATAATTATCCAACTTATCTAAGAAAAGAATATGAAAACTTAGAAGATGCATTTAATAAAGTAATTGCTGGAGAAGGCAAACTTTTATCAGAATTATAAAAAAGTAGTTAGACATGCACCTAACTACTAAAATAAATTTACTTAATTAAAAATTGATTAACAAGAGTTTGACCTATACGCATTGCTAAATCAGGATATTTATTTAAAATATCAGCAAATCTAGACAAAAAACCTTTTTTTAAAGGAATATTATTTTCAGATGTTGATTCAATTAAATCAACTATGCTTTGAGCTTCATATTTTTCTGCTTGAGTAAGGTTTTTATTAGTATCTATAAATTCTCTTAAATCAGAGAAATCAATACCATTATTTATAGTCACAGAGCCAGTATTACCAACAGCAGAGTTTTGCATATTCTGAATATTGAAAGTTTGATTTATATTTTGCGATTGATTCTTAGGTTCAAATTCTTCGAAATTTAATCCTTTGCTTGTAACATCCCATACAATTGGATATTTTGAGGCTATACAATTTCTTGAAATTAAATAATTATTTTCATTTAAGAATTTTATGGCTTTTCCAATTTCATTTAAAGATAATGATGGTAAATTTTCGTGTATTTGTTCTGTACTAAAATCAATGTGGTCGCTTTCAATAGCAAAAGGTTTTAAAAAAGAGAGTATTTTCTTTGAATTACTGTCTAACATGTGTGCACCACCTAACCATATATTTATAGGATTTATCCTACAAATATAGTATATCAAAGGAGGGGAAAAATGGCAATTAATGACAACATAAATAAAATTTTAAGAGATAGAGATTTAAAAGCATGGAAATTAGCAAAAGAAATAGGCGTAGATTCAGGGAATTTATATGCAATTTTAAGAGGAGAAAATAAAAATCCAACTATAGATACATTAATAAAAATAGCTGACTATTTAGACATTACATTAGACGAATTAGTCGGAAGATAGAAAGGGTGAGATAAAAATGAGTGTAGCATTACAATTCATAGATACAAAAGACTTAGTACAAGAGTTAATGCGAAGAGATGATACAACAGACATCATCAAGATGTTTTTAGATAGAGAAGGAATTAAAAGGATGGAGTTAATGACTATAGAAGAATTTTGTGAGTACTTGAAAATATCTGATGTAACAGCTAGAAACATGGCAAGAGAAGCCATGATAACAAAAGATTTTATTGCTTTAAAAATAGGAAGAAAGTACATGATTGATAGAATATCATTTGAAGAATTTATTATGAAAAATGCAATGAAAGATAAAGATGTAATGAAAAAAAGAAAGGGGGTGATTTAGTTGAATGTAAGAGTACTGATAGCTTATATACAGTTTTGTAAGCAATACAATAAGAAAGCAAGTTTTGAAGGTCTTAAAAAATACAACAAAGGGGTAATTGTATGAGAATAATTTATAAAAACAAAATCTACAAAGTAGAACAAGACAAAGTGTTATTTAGAATTACATACTATGATGAGCAGAAAAATAACAGGAAGTTTAATAACAATAAGAAAGTAAAAAGAAGTGCAGTAACAAGAAATATAGAGTTAGTTAATTTGTATTTACCATCTAGTTTAAAAATAAAGGGGGAAGAAAAATGAAAAGCAGTAAAGAGTTAATTAATGATGTAAGAGAGTATAAAAAATCTAGTTATTTGAAGTATTTATCTATAGTACAAAGAGCATGGGCAGATAGAAGTCTTACAGCAGATGAACAGGACAGAATTAAGCATGAAGCATATGCAGAGTACAAAAGGATAGAAAGAGATACAGAAGAAGTAGAAGAACTGCTAATAAGAGAAGAATTTGAAACAGATAGACCCATAGCAGTTCAAATAATGTAGAAAAGAGCCACTGCAATGGCTCAATTCAAATAAATATTAAAAAATTTAATTAAGCTAATTATAGCATAAACGGAGGGAAATTATG